AATTTTCTTGGGGATTATTTACTACAATTACCAGATCTTCTGCTCCAATTTCTATTGGAGTTTCCGGAAAAACTGTTGATGTTGGATTGTCAACTTTTCCATCAATTCAAAGAAGAGGTGAAGGTATTAGATTGACAGGAGCACTTCCCGAAGAAACTTCCTAAAATATTAAAAATTAAAGATAATTTTATACATATAAATATCTAAAAACTGTGTAATATGTCCGCTATAGTAACAGATCAATTTAGGATTGCTAATGCCAATAATTTTGTAGAGTCTGTATTGGGTGATAGTAATAACTATTATATATTTTTAGGACTTTCAAATCCCGGAACACCATCCACTCCTGTAGGATTTGGTAGGAGCACTACATGGGATGATAGTCCATCAGACCCCCCAAGTCCAATTGATAATCAACAGTATTTGAGTCACTATAGAAACACGGCATTATTTGGAAAAAAACTGAACAGTTCAAATATTAGAAGGATTGTAAGAAAAGTTAATTGGGTTTCAAATAATCGTTATGAAATGTATCGTCATGATTATAATGTTGGAAATTTAACCCCGATTTCAAAAAGTGCAAGACTTTTTGATAGCAACTATTATGTTGTCAATAGTGATTTTAAAGTTTACATATGCATCTATAATGGATCTCATGGTGATATTGGGGGAACAACAAACTTAACTGGAAATACATCTCAAGATGAACCAACATTTACAGATCTAGAAATATCTGCTGCAGGAACAAGTGGAGATGGATATCTTTGGAAGTATTTGTTTACTATACCTCCAAGTGATATAATCAAATTCGATTCTACTGAATATATTGTTGTTCCGAGTGATTGGTCAACGTCAACTGATTTTCAAATTCAATCTGTAAGAAATGCCGCAGATTCTAATATCAATAATAATCAAATAAAATATGTGTATATTGAAAATGGTGGGAGTGGCGTTTATAGATCAGGCACATATAATATTAAGGGTGATGGATCGGGAGCAAAAGTAAATATAGAAGTTGACACTTCTGGTAGAATTACAAAAACAATTGTTATTTCTGGTGGTAGTGGATATACATTTGGAATTGTTGATTTTGGACATGCATCAACAGATACTATTTCAAATCCAGCAAAATTAATTCCAATTATACCTCCATCAAGAGGTCATGGATACAACATATATGAAGAATTGGGAGCAGATAAAGTTCTTGCATATTCCAGATTTGATGATTCTACAAGAGATTTTCCGACAAATACTAAATTTGCTCAGGTCGGAATTATAAAAAACCCAGAAAAATATAGTTCAGCAACTCTCTATAGTGCAAGTGAGTATTCATCATTAGGAGCAATTAAATTGACATCAGAATTTGATGCTATTCCTACCATAGGTAATAAAATTGAGCAATCCACTACAATTGGTGATATTGCAAGAGGATATATTGCATCATATGATACTGAAACTAAAATATTAAAATATTATCAAGATAGGTCCTTAAACTTTGCCAATACTTTAGATCAAACTGATAGAAATGATGTTACTAGCAAGGCCAATGTTATTGGTTTTGAATCAACAACAAATACAATTTCTGATGGAACTTTTACAGCATCAATTAATACAAATTTTAGTGGAATTACAACCACAATTGGATCTAAAGAAATTAATGTAGGAGTTATTTTCAATGATGGACTTGCCAATCCGGAGATAAATAAAAATACGGGAGATGTTATTTACATTGACAATCGTTCTCTTGTAGAAAGAGACTCTAGGCAAAAAGAAGACATCAAAATTATTCTGGAATTCTAAAGAAAAATGTCGCAAAAAACAAATTTAAACATTAATCCATATTATGATGATTTTGATTCATCAAAAAATTTTTTAAAAGTATTATTCAAACCAGGATATCCTGTCCAGAGTAGAGAGTTAACAACTTTACAATCTATACTTCAAAATCAAGTAGAAGATTTTGCAAGTCACATATTTAAAGAAGGATCAGTTGTTGTTCCTGGAAACATTGGGTATGATGAACAATTTTACGCTGTTAAAGTAAATGCAACTCAGTTTGGAGTTGACATATCATTATACATTGAAAATTTTGTTGGAAAAACGATAACAGGACAAATTTCTGGAGTTACTGCTAAAATTCAGAAAATAGTTTTACCAACAGAAAATGACGATGTAGAATATATTACTCTATATGTAAAATATTTAAAATCAAATGAAAGTTTTGAATTTTCTGAATTTATTGATCAAGAATTATTATCAGCAAATGAAAATGTTGTTTATGGAAATACAACAATAAGTGCAGGAACAAATTTTGCATCCTTGATTAATTTAAATTCAACTGCTACTGGATCTTCAGTATCAATTGGGGAAGGAATATTTTTCATAAGAGGTTTCTTTGTAAAAGTCTCTGAGCAAACAATCATTTTAGATTATTATACAAACACCCCTTCATATAGAATTGGATTGAAAATAGAAGAATCTATTGTTGATGCAAAGGAAGATGAATCTTTATTTGATAATGCAAAAGGATTTACAAATTATGCGTCACCAGGATCTGATAGATTAAGAATATCCCTATCTCTTACAAAAAAACCTCTAACAGATAATAATGATACTGATTTTGTAGAATTATTGAGAGTAAAAAATGGAAAAATTAAAAAAACTATAACCAAAACTGAGCATAATAGAATTCGAGATTATCTTGCAGAAAGAACCTTTGATGAATCTGGAAATTACACTCTGAGTCAATTTGATTTAAATTTAGAAGAATCCTTAAATGATAGATTAAGTAGTGACGGAACTTTTTTCAGTAATGAACAAACAAATCAAGGAAACGTTCCATCAGAAAATTTAGCAGCACTAAAAATATCACCAGGAAAAGCATACGTACAAGGATATGATATTGAAAAAATATCAACTTCTATTATAGATATAGAAAAACCTAGAGATACTGCAGATATTAAAAATACTACAGTCCCATTTGAAATGGGAAATCTGTTGAGAGTTAATAATGTAACTGGGATAGCAAAGATAAGAGAAACAATTTCCCTCTATGCACAATTTGGATGTATAGGAACTCAAATTGGAGAATCAAGAGTATATTCATTTAATGTTACCGATGCAGCATATTCTGATGCATCATCTAGTTGGGATTTAAGATTATATGATATTCAGACATATACAAGATTGACATTGAATCAATCCGTGTCTTCAAGTGAGATAAAGCAGTCTTTCTTTGTCAAAGGAAAAAACACTGGATCAACTGGATTTGCTACAGCAGATGGATCATCAAATCAAATATTTTTGAGACAAACTTCTGGAACTTTTGCAAAGGGTGAAATCTTAATTATCAATGGAATAGAATCTTCAAGAACTATAACTGAAGTTCTTGCTTATAATACTCAAAACATCAAATCAGTAAAACAACTAGCACCTTTTTCTGGAAGTGATTTTAAGGCAGATTCAATTTTAAGTAAATTCAATTTTCCAGGAGCAATATCCGAATTAGCAATTACTTCAACTGTAAGTAGTATTTCTACAGTAACTTCTCCAGGTAGAACTTTTATTGGAATTAATACCGACACTGTAATTAGATATCAACAGTCGGGTTCTTCTTTGGAATATTACAATAGAGTGTCTGGTGTTGCAGCAGATGGATTATCGCTCGAAATTTCAGCAATATCAAGTGTTTCTGGTGTGTTCAATGGAGCACTCCCAACATCAGATATTCAAGTTAATGGATTTTTAGGATCTCCAACAATTAGAGGTTCTGGAACTTTATATGCCCCTTTAATAGAACCAAATACTTCTAGTATTGATCTTTCCAATTCTCGTCTATATCTCATCGATCAATTATCGGGAATAAACGTAGCTGCGAATAATACTATAACTTTGAATGTCAGTAATGTGAATGATATTGCTGACATATCTTGGGTCAATTTTGATCAAGAGAGATTTGGTATTGGATATTCTGGAGGAGGTATAGGAACAATCACTTCAGATACTTTTAGCATCAATAATGACATATTAACTATTAGAGGTCTTGATAACACTCTTTCAAATAGTAATACTGTTGTTAATGTTACAGTAGAAAAAAATAATATTCAAACTAAAACTAAAAATTATAGTAGAAGTCAAACTTTATTTGTAGACAAATCAAAATTAAGAGAATCTGGAAGTGACGTTGCAACCTCCAAAAATGATGGATTGACATATAATCAATATTATGGACTAAGAGTTCAAGATGAAGAAATATCATTAAATTATCCGGACGTTTCAAAAGTTCTTGCAATTTACGAATCTTTAAATGAATCAAATCCGACATTAGATATAGTAGATTTTCCCTCTATATCTAATGTCGGAGCAAATGCATTAATTGGCGAAAATATTATAGGATCTTCAAGTAATACTATTGCTAGAGTTGTTACTAACAATATCACAGATCCTTCAACGGGATCTAATAATAAATTGGGAATTATTTATCTAAATGAAAATAAATTTTCTATAGGTGAAGCAGTAGTATTTGAAGAATCGGGAATTAATTCTCAAATTGATTCCATAACAAGTGGAAATTATACTGACATAACCAAATCATATGTCTTAAATAGGGGTCAGAAAAATCAATATTACGATTATTCAAGAATTGAAAGATTGAGAAATATTCATGAACCCTCTCGTCGTATAGTGATAGTTTTTGATCACTATACAGTTCCATCAAATGATACTGGAGATGTGTTCACTATTAATAGTTATGATCAGAAAAGATTATCTAAAGATATACCAAATATTGGAGGATCTATTAGGGCAACAGATACTTTAGACTTTAGACCTAGAGTGGCAACTTTTGATCCTAGTGTAACAACTGATAGGTCACCGTTCGATTTTAATTCTAGAACTTCAACATTCAATACGTCTCCATTAAGATTATTGGCACCGGGCGAAAGTGCAATAGTTGATCAAAGTTTTTATCTTCCAAGAATAGATAAGATTTACTTAGATATTCTTGGCAATTTTGTTGTAGAAAAAGGAATATCTTCAAAAAATCCAAAATCACCTAGTAAGAGAGGTAATTTCTTAGAACTTGGAACAATTCAATATCCTGCATATCTTTATAATACATCTGATGCGATTATTTCATTAACTGATAACAGAAGATATACTATGAGAGATATTGGTCTTATTGAAGATAGAGTAGAAAATTTGGAAAGAGTAACTACACTATCTCTTCTTGAAATAAATGCAAGTACTTTAAAAATTCAAGATACTGAAGGTAGAGATAGATTTAAGAGTGGTTTCTTTGTCGATTCATTTTCTGACAATTCTAAGTTTAATTCTTTCTTATCAACAATATTAATTGATAAAACTACTAAAACTTTGAATGCAAATATTGTTAGAAATTCATTAGATTCATTAATAGCAACGACAGATGACTTATCTCCAGAAAATTTAGATCTTAATGATGAAAATTTAATTTTATTAGATCCTTCTATTCAAAAAACTGGTCAAGCATTAACTCTTGCATATAATGAAGTTGATTGGTTAGAGCAACCATTTGCGACTAAATTTGAAAATGTAAATCCCTTTAATGTTGTTGTTTATAATGGAATAGTTAAATTACAACCAGAGATTGATAGTTGGGCAGGAACAATTCAATTACAAGACACAAATATATCTACATCTAATAGACAAACAGTTGATCTGAATAATACTAATGAAAATGGAAATTTTGATATAGTAGATACATCTACCCGTAATGAAGTTGTTCGTAATCTTGATGAAAAATTTATAAGATCTGGAAATGTTGAATTTAATGCTTCTAATCTAAAACCCAATACCAGATTCTATCAATTTTTAGATAGTAATAGTAATGTTGATTCAATTCCTAAGTTAGTTGAAATTTCTGACAATAGACAACTTGTCGGAAATGGTGCTTCTTCTGCATTTCAAATCGGAGAAACTGTTGTTGGAATTGTTGATGGTGTAGAAAAAATAAGATTTAGACTTTGTGTTCCTAATCACAAATTCGGACGTTTTAATTCACCAATATCAACTTATACTCAAAATCCATATTTATCGAATGAAATTATAACTAATTTTTATAGTTCATCATCAAAAATTCTAAACGTAGATACGACAGCACTTTCGCAAAATTCTCAAGGAGATTACTCAGGTTATATTGAAACTGGAATGAAATTAATTGGACAATCAAGTCAAGCAATTGCATTTGTTAAAAATATTAGACTAATATCAGATAATTATGGAGATCTTATTGGTTCATTCTTCTTAAGAAATCCATATACAACTCCAAAACCTGATGTAAGAATACGTACAGGAACAAAAACTTATAAGCTTACATCAAGTTCTACAAATAATTCTGGATTATCTGGTAGTAGTCCCATTTCTTTTGCCGAAATAAATTATACTGCAACTATATCTACAATCAATTTCCAATCTGCAGTAACAACAAACACTACATCCACAAGTAATAATGATACAATTGCAACTACTGGAAGAAATATTCAAGTAGAATATTTTGATCCTCTTGCTCAAACCTTTACTGTTGGAGGCAATATTCAAGTTAAATCTGACATCGATGCAGAAGATGATGTGAATGGAGCATTTTTGACTTCGGTAGATGTATATTTTGCATCTATTGATAGTGGAGATGCACCTGTTACAGTTCAAGTTAGGTCCACATCATTAGGAACTCCAACTTTAGAAGTTATTGGTAATTCATCAGTAACTCTTAGACCTAGATCTATTGATGAAAATGGCGTTGAAACTCAACTTATTCAAACATCAGATACAGGAGAAGTTGCAACTAATATCAAATTCCCAGAACCCATTTTCTTGGCACCAGGAAGAGAATATGCAATCGTTCTAATTTCCCCACAAAGTGACGAATATAAAGTATGGACTGCGGTTATGGGTGATAACACTATTAATACACAATCCCTTCCAGATGTTGATCAAATAGTCTATACCCAACAGTTTGCCCTTGGTGCATTATATAAGTGCCAAAACGGATCTATTTGGACAACAGACCAAAATCAAGATCTTAAATTTAAATTATATAAAGCAGAATTTATTCAATCAACAGGAACTGCATATTTTTATAATCCACCATTAGATCAAAGTAATGGGTATATTAAAAAATTAAGTACCAACCCCATCACAATTTTTCCAAAAACAGGAAAAATTGGTATTGTTACAACAGCAGACTCTAATTTTATTGGTATTGTAACTGTTGGTAGAAAACTTGCAGGGTCTAATAACAATGGTGGATCTGCTATTATTGTTGGACAGGGTAGTTCTGTTTCTAGTCCCACTAATGTAATAGATGGAGGACAAAATTATCCAGCAAGTGTTACGAATGAAGTTGTGAGTACGTATAATATTTCTGGAAAAGGAGATGGTCTCAAAGTTAGAATAAACACAAATGCAAGTGGTGTGATTACTGGAGTAGCACATTCTGATGTACATCCTGATTATGGAACTGGTTATCAAGTTGGAGATGTTGTTGGTATTCAAACTTCAACAACATCTACAGAAACTGGTAGAGATGCAAGAATAACTATTGGTGGGATTTATGGTGTCAATACTCTTTATCTTACTAATGTTCAAGGTGAATTTGGTGGTAGTGGTAGTGGAAAAGAGTTTGCAGTTGGTGCTGCACTAAGTTATTATAGTGATGCCTCTACACTTGTATCGGCTGCAGGAACAAATATTATAAGTTCTTCTTCAGATGGTGGAGTATATACTGGCAATTATTTTAAGGTAGATCATTTTAGTCATGGAATGTATTCTAGTACTAACAAATTGATAATAGATAATATCAAATCTGATGTTCCAACAACTGTATTAGCATCTGAACTATCTGTTGGTGAAGTAACTACAATTAGTGTTGCTTCTACAGCAAACTTCACAATTTTTGAAGGAAAGAATGTTACGGGATCGTATCCAGGATATGTAAAAATTGGAAATGAAATTATCAAATATGAAAATTATGGATCTGGTACATTGACTATTAGTAGTAATGGTAGAGGAATTGATGACACTATTTCAGTCAATCACTCTACAAATGCAGAGGTAGAAAAATATGAATTTGGTGGAGTTTCATTGAGAAGGATTAATGGAATAACAACTTCCATCAATACTCCGATAGATATTGATAGTTATTATGCAAAAATTGATCGATCGAATGCTAAAGGAAATTTAAGATCGGGGGATGGAGATACATTAGAAACTCCTCAGTTATCATTTAATGACGAAAAATTAATTGGTGGAGACATGGTTACTGCTTCCGAAAATATAATGTATAATGCAGTAAATCCATTATATGATATCTTAACACCAGGTTCAACAACCTCCGTATCTGGAAAAGTCAGAACTACAACTGCAACAAGTGTTAGTGGAAATGAAATTTCATTCAATGATAGTGGATACGAGAATATTCAACTAAATTCATTGAATTCCTTAAATTCAGTAAGAATGGTTGCATCAGAGGCGAATGAAAATCAGTATTTATTGTCTCTACCAAGAAAAAAATCATTTACAACTGCAATTACATTTAATTCTAGTGATCCAAATAATGTATTGTCTCCATTACTTAATCTAAATCAAGCAAAAACCGAATTCAATCTGTTTCGATTGAATAATCCAATTACCAATTATTCTGATGATAATCGTGTTAATTCGATAGTATTTGATCCACATGCTTCAGTATACTATTCAAATATAAATTCTATTCAGAATCCAGCTTCAGGACTAAAGGTTATTATTGCTGCAGAAAGACCAGGAGAATCTGATTTCAGGGTTCTCTATACTACAATAAAATCAGATTCTAGTGAAATTCAACAATCTTACGAATTATTTCCAGGATATGATAATTTGAAAGAAACTAATGAAGGATTTTTAGTTATTGATCCATCTAAAAATAGTGGTTTACCCGATAAAAAAGTTAAAGCAAGTCTTGATGGAGAATTTTTAGAATATGAATTTACAGTCGAAAATTTAGATTTATTTAATGCATATGGAATTAAAATTGTAATCAGTGGTTCAAATCAAGCACAAGCACCACGTTTTACAGATCTTAGAGTAATTGCACTGAGATGATAAAAGTAGAGGGGCATTCAAATCTATATAGAGATGAAAATACTGGTGGTATCGTAAATTACGATTCTGCCAATTATAATCAATATGTAAATTCTTTATCGCAAAAAAATTTACGTAAAAAAGAATTGGATGATATGAAAAAAGACATTGAAGAAATTAAGACACTCCTCAAAAAATTAGTTGAGAATAACTAGTCTAGTAAATTAATATAAATAGCTAGAGATATATTAGTATTAAATAAAATAATGGCTATTTATGTATCTAATATTGTGATTGAGCAGGGATTTGATTTTGATACTTCATTTCAATTAGAAGATACCAGAACTAATTCTCCATTAATACTGACCAGTGCTTCTGCTGAAGCTAAACTGAGGAAACATTATGGTTCTACAACATCAGTATCTTTTGCATCTTCAATAACTAGTCCAGAATTTGGAATTGTTTCTATTTCATTGACTGCATCACAAACTGAAAATATGAAACCTGGTAGATATGTTTTTGATGTGAAATTAACAAATTCTGGAAAAGAATTTAAAGCTGTGGAAGGTGCAGCACTAATAAGAGGGGGAGTCACTAGGTAATGCCCAATATCAACGACAGGATTGGTTCTCAAAATGTAAT